GCCGGGTTTGGTGTCCATCATTGGTCCTTGATGAGAATGGAGGCTGTTCCACTTCCGCTTGCCGTGGCGACCCATAGACGCGAGGGGTCGATGTACCACTCGAAAATCTGCGTGACGGGAACGCTAAACGTCTCGCCGTTGCCGTACTTCGTAGCGGCATTGCTGGTATCCGTCGCGTCAAGAACGTAGTAGGCGACGGCGGTGGCCGACGAGAAGAGGATCGGCTTGTATCCGATCGTCGTATCCGTCGTCAGACGCTGGAAGGTCGTTCCCGTTGTGTATTGCTTCATAGAGGGCATGGTGTCACTCGTATCGGTAAATCACGGTTCCTGCCGTAGCAAGCGATGCGACCCAGACGTAGTTTGGATCGACACGCCAGGAGAACTTTGCGGTCGTCGGCAGCTGGAAGAACTCGCCGGCGGCAAGCGCGTCGCCTGCGTCCTTGGCATTCAGGGCGAAGACGAATCGCTGTGCCTCCGTCTGCGCGGAACGGTTGCTGCGGTCGTTCGTGTTCCGAAGGTCGGCATGGTTACCTCGCAACCTTGTATTCAAAGAACTGCCAGTCGATGTCCAAGGAAGCAGCCGCCGATATGCCTGTCGAGTTCGTTCTCGTCACGCTCCCAACCATGAGGTACTCGCCGTTTTCCTTCGGATTGGTGTAGGTGACAGTCGTAGGGATCACGCTTGCATTGGTCACCGTGTTGACCAAAACGCCATCGACGTAGAACTTTATTTCCGTCCCCGCGGCATTGCAATGCACTTCGAGAACGTGCCAGTCGGATACCGAGATACCCGTGTTGTATTCCGCGGCTTGCCCGATACCTTCTTCTGGCGAGTAGTTGGCGCACGCCAGCGTATGCCAAGTCGTCTTCGCACCGGCGCAGTAGAAGCAAAGCGCGTTCTTTTGATCGTCCCCGACATACTGCCATGAGACGACGGGTTCCACATGGGCCTGAGTGAATCCGCTTCGGAAAGTCAGATTCGTCTGACTATTTCGATTGACACGGACGCGCGCTGAAAACCGCATTTCCGCCATGCCTGCAAGCAGCTGAGGGTCGATGGTTGTCGGTCTATCGCTGACCCATCCGCGGCTGGCCGAAGAACTAAGCGCGGGCGCAATGCGGAGGTAATGGATGGTCGAGCCTTCGACGATATGCTCGTACGAGCTTGTCGCACCGACCGCGGTAAATATGTTCCAGGGAATGGCATTCGCGCCGAAGTCGCTGAATAGAACGAAGCTCCGGCGGCACATTGCGCTCTGGTCGATCGTCGGGCTCGGATACTGCCCCGTCAGATCGCCGCCCGCCGCGCCGTAGGGCGCGCTCCCGACCGTGACCGACTGAACGGTCGGCGTGACCGTCACCTCTTGCGTAGCCATTAGGTCGTGACCTCCCTGTCAACAAGGAACACGCCCTGCACGTCGCGGTGGACCACGCCCGTCGTCGTGTTGAAGCACTCGAGATCCCAGACACCCGTCGCCGGCGCGTCCATCGCGGCCGTGGTCGTCGCGGCGAAGGTCGCCGTCACCACGGAGTTGCTGCCGGCCGTCAGGCTCAGGCCGCCGCCGCCCGTGGTCAGGCTGAAGACGTTCGTCGTGCTGTCGTGCCGCTTCTTGCCCTTCATGCGGGCAGAGAATCCCGTAAGGTCGAGGCTCGCAAAGGTGAACGCAACCGTCTCGGTTGCGCCCTGGCGTATGCGTAGTTCGTATGCGTCAGCCATGCGTCTGCCTCCTCGATGCGCCTTCCTCAAGCCCTGCTCGCGCGATCAGGATAGTCAGCTCCGACACGCTCGTCGCCAGGCGCTCGACCGACCGTTCCAGCTGGGCGAGCCGCGCGGCCTCTGCCTCGCGCTCCTTGCGGATGGTCACCTGCAGCTCGCGGAGGTCGCCCCGCAGCCCGTAGACCTCGCGGAGCAGCCAGACGACCGCGCCGATCGAGGGGATGAGGACGACCGAGACCACCTTGAAGACATCTTCCACAGCCATGCCGCGATCATCGGCAACGGCGGTCGATCTCCGCAGGGCGGCGCGTTTTATGGCGGGAAGAAAACAGGCGCGCCCCACAATGGAGCGCGCCCGCATGGGGAGAAAAGAGCTTGTTAGAACCAGCGCGCGACCGCGCCGAAGAGACTGCCGAGAAGCCAGGTCCAGAAGGCGATGGACCCTAGGATGGCCGCCACGACGATCGTGACGTAGACGAAGTTCCAGAGCGCGTCGGCGGCGACTTCCTTGAATCCGTCCCTTGGTTCGTCCTCGGTCATGCGGTCCTCCGAATGGTGATCTCGACCCGCGGCCTGTCGCGGTCGATGGCCTGGCGCACGGGAAGGTACGTCAGCTGGCGGTCGTTGGAGACTAGCCCTGCATCGGCTATCCCGTCGAACGCGGCCTTGAGGGAGGCGAGCAGATTGTCTGCATCCCGCCCGCGGTTCATGGGGAACCAGAACGCGGCCTCGACCTCCGCGGCGGTCCATGCGCCGGCAACGGCTTGGACCTGCATCTCAGCCGCGGTGTAGTAGTGCGCGACCTGCCTGTAGGTCCGCGTGGCCCTTGCCTTTACGCGCCAATGGGTACGGCCGTTCGGGGCAAGGCTGCGGTTCGGCAGCTGAAGCGTGATTCGTATGGACTCGCTCACAGCGCCTCTGGGATGAAAGTTTCCCCAGCGGCCGTGTGTTTGCCGTCCGCTGGGGCGCGGGAACACCCCGCAAGTTCGTGCTGAAGCCGGTAGATCGTCTGCCGCGCCTCTGCGGCTTCGCGTACGGCATGGTCGCGCTCGGCGCGGAGCCTTTCGGCCTCGCGTTGCGCGTCCAGCGCCTCGGCGCAGAACTGCGTCGTTCCTTGGTTCCGAGCGCAGCCCGTGTTCCGTCGAAGCCGTTCGATCTCGTCGGTAAGGGCATGAATCCGCTCCCACAGTTCCGCCATGATCGCGTCCTGATCCTGAATCCTGCGTTGAATGCCTAACGCTTGCACGCGCAGCCGTTCGATCTCGTCGGCGGCGAAGTTGAGTCCATCTACGACATCCTGCACTTCTTGCTCGGCCGCGCCGTTTGCCCAATGTCTGAGCCGCGTCACGATGTCGTCGCTCACTTCCGACCTCCCGTCAGTTGGACTAGCTGCGCCTTGAGCTCCGCGAGCCGGCGGCGGTCGTCCTTCATGGACTTCTCGAGCCGCTGGATCTCTGCGCGGACGGTCGCCTCGGTGACATGGTTACGGATGCTCGAGCGCCAGGGATGGCCAGACGCGGGACGGGTAGCGGTCATGCCGTGTCTCCAAATAGGATCGGCTGCGCCTGCGCGGCGATCCGCGCGTGCGCCAGCTTTGCGTAGTCTGGGTTCAGTTCCGTGCCTACGAACCTGCATCCGTTGCGGATGGCGACGACCGCCGTTGTACCGCTGCCCGTGAATGGGTCAAGCACGGTTCCGCCGCTAGGACAGCCGGCCAGGATACAAGGTTCGATCAGCTCCTCTGGGAAGGTGGCGAAGTGCGCTCCTCGATATGGGCTGGTATTGACCGACCAAACGCTGCGCTTGTTTCTTCGATCACCGAATCCGCTTCGGAAGTGCGGGACAGCTCCCGTTTGGGTGCGGCAATGCATGGCTACCGAACCATCGGCGCGCCGCTTGCCTTCCGCCTCCGAATGCTGAACCATCTCCTTGTATCCGCCCTCGTACTTGAAGCCGTCTGGGTCTTTCGCGGGCTCGCTGATCGCCTGGGCATCGTAGAAGTAGCGTGCGGACTTTGAGAGGAGAAAGATGTATTCGTGCGCCTTCGTGCAGCGGTCGGTCACCGACTCGGGCATGGGGTTCGGCTTGTGCCAGATGATGTCCTGGCGCAGATACCAGCGGTCGTATACTTCTGCGTCCTCAGGCTGAATCTCACCGCAATGCCGACATATGCAACGCCCATCGTTCATCCGATGGGATGCGATGCATTCCTGTTCGCAAGCTTGGCAGGTGAATATCCCTGCCTGCATTGCCCTTGCGACCATCCAGGGAATCCCGAGAAGGTCTTTCGGCTTGTATCCAGACGGAACGTTTCCGCTGGAAACCGTATGCTCGAGATTCCTTTCGTCGTGCTTGGCTCCCAGGTTTCCCGCCGGTCCCTTGCCGCTTCCTGAGTAGCTGTCGCCAAGGTTCAACCAGAGCGTTCCGTCGTCGCGCAGCACGCGGCGAACCTCGCGGAAGACGAAGACAAGCCGTTCGACGAACTTGTCTGGCGTATCCTCGAGCCCGATCTGCCCTTCCCTTCCGTAGTCGCGCAGGCCGTAGTACGGTGGAGATGTCACGCAGGTATTGACGCTCTCATCGGGGAGCGTCTGCATACCTTCAACGCAGTCCGCGACGATGATTCGGTATCGCTCGTCGGTCATCGCCTGACCTCCGCGATCTGGTCGAGCAGCCGCCGGCACGCGCCAGGCGAGAGCGCGGTCTTGCCCGTATGGCAAAGCGACAGGTACGTCGGGGAAAGCCCGATGGCGCGCGCAAGGGCGCGCAGGGACCGCTCACCCTTGGCTGCGTCGATGATGGCGCGCGATCTGCGCGCGAGCATCGCGTGCGCCGTGTCGGCCGCGTCGAGCGCGGCGCGGATCTCTGTCGGGTCGATCCTCATAGGTCAGCTCCATTCACGCGGCAGACCATCTGCTGCCGTCCGTTCGGTCCTAGCCGCGTCTCGCCTGTCGGGGCGATCCTGCGCGCGGCGCGCAGGTCGCTGCATCGTTTCCAGAATCCAGACGCGGTCAGCCCTGCGCGAACCGCGGCCTCGTAGTCGGTCAGGCCCGACGAGCCGGCGCGCTGGAACTCCTCAAGGAGTCTGTCGCAGTCGGAGTGCCAGCGGAACTTCGACTGCCGAGCCGTCGCCTTGCTCGTCTCTGGGTCGGTTGCGCGCGCCTGGAACAGCGGTAGGTCGTTCAATCCTGCCTCCGTTCGATGCGGATCGCGCGGTCGAGCGAGAGGCAGAGCCTCACCTTCGCGTGGTTCGGAACGTGTTCTACCGCGACGTAGCCGAGGTCGACCCCGTCGCGCGTCAGCCAGATTCGGTCGCCCATGCGGCACGACCGCATCACGGTTCCCCGCGGGGAGAGGTGCAGGTCGGACTGCACCTCCCCCGCGGCTGGGGAGACACCCGCGTCGTGCGGGGCCAGTTCTCCCGATTGTATCGCTTCCATGCGTAGCCCTTTCACTTGATCGAGATGCGTGTGCCGCGCTCAATGAGCGTGGCGAATGCCAGCTGCTCGCCGGCTTCCAAGCGGCTGCGAATCGCGTCCTTGTCTGGGTAGACGAGGGTTTCGCGCTTGACCGCCCAGACCGGCAGCGACTCGATGTCGCCGTGGATGTCGATGGGAGCCTTGCCGCCGTTCCTGGAGAGTGAGAATCGGAAGTTCGGCGTGTCGACCTTGGCAAGCCCGCGGGCCTCCCAGACGAGACGCAGGCGCTCGCGCAGGTTCTCCGCTGCGGTCGCGTCGGCCTTGGAGAGCGCGGCGATCCGCTTGGCCTCGTCGGCGCGCGCCTTGCTGCGCGCCTCGAGTTCGTGGATGAGCCGCGCGTAGTTCTCCAACTTGCCGTGCAGGTCGCCTTGGATTTCAGCCTCCCAGGCGGTGATCGCCTGATCGACCTGCGGCGTGATCTCGCCGCCTGATTCCCAAAGCAGCGACTCGAGAGCGGCCATGTCGGCCGAGATGTCCCAGATGGTTCGCGTCACGACCGTGCCTCCGTGTAGTAGTAGCCCACCTCGACCTGGTCGAGCGGCAGGCATTTCTGGATGTAGGCGATGCGGCCTTCGTGGGTGATCCACGCCGCGCCGTCGTCGTCCTCGCTGATGCATTGGAAGTTCTCGCCGCGCAACTCGTCCTCTGCGAGTTCCTGCGTTGCGAAGTTCTTGACCGGCCCGTCGATGATCGCGTCGTTCAACGGATCGCAGATGTCGGTCCCGTCAGGAGTGAGGCCGTGCGCCATCATCAGTACCTGCTCGCCGGCGAACGCGCAGACGCGCGAGGTCGGCGCTTTGCCTTCGATGCGCTCGATGTACTCGACCGCGACGTATCCGCGCTGCGGCAGCTCCGCGCGCAGCCGGCGCGCGACCTCCCCGAGCTGGGAGACGGCGGCGGTTCCCCAGGTTCCCGAGGAACCGAACGGCGACCAGCAGCAGACGGTCCAGCGGATGAAGGTCAGCTTGCGAGTCATGCCGCACCTCCGCGGCAGACGGCCGTCGTCGGGAGTTTCGTGGTGATTCGGACGCGCGGCGGCAGGTAGAGCGATGCCGCGACGACGGCGACGATGAGGACGAACTGCGTCAAGCCGCACCTCCGAGCATCTCAGCGCGATAGGCGCGCAGCTCCTCCGCCGGCGCGGTGTTGATCCACTCCAGATGCTCTGCGAACGTGCAGCCCTTCAACTCGATGTCCAGGAACGATTCGTCTAGCCCGATGTCAGCAAGGCGCTGGCGGGCCTTATCCGTCGCGGCCTCGGCGCGGTCTGCGACACCCTCGGCGGCGATCGCGTCGAGGTCGAGCGTCGCGAGGAGGTCGCGACCGATCTGGCGCTGCTCCGAGTTCATGATTCGCTCTCCGTTCTGAAATAGGGTGCGGGCTTCGATCATGTCGGCTGGCTCGCCGTCGTAGGCCGCGAACACCTGAGCCTGAATCTCAAGCCCAACGAACATCGGGAGTCGGTCGGCGGCCTTCAATGCACTTTCAAAGGTCTTCATTGCTGTCTCCGTTCTGCGGCATCTTGCCGCGGTTAGTATGCAGAGTGTAGCAAACACTCTACAGTCGTGCAACCATCATCGGCACGACTCCGACCCGATTTGAAAGATTATTTGGGACGCTAGCAAATCGCCCTAGGAGCCCCGTACGGCCGCCCGACGCTGGCAGCCGCTATCGGGCGGCAATCCTCCCAGAGCCCCGCAGCGGGGCGCAGCGCGCCCAGAACGCCCTAGCCGTGAGCCCGTCGATGCCGCGGTCGGCCACGATGTCGGAGACGGCCAGAACCCAGCTGTGCGGCCACCCGTCGATCGGACCCTCGGGCCGCACCCAGCCGGCAGCCTGTAGCGACGAGATAGCGGCCTCGCGCGTCTCGTCGTCCGCATCGCGGATCTCCTGGCGCAGCCGCGACCATTCCAGCGCCGTCACAATCCTCTGCTCGCTCGCCGTCATCGTCGTCTCCAGTCGCGCCGCGAGGCGCTCCGCGTCCAAACGCTGCTCGCGCGCGATCCGCGCGTACTCAAGGAACCGCGCCGGCAGGAACCGACCCGTCTCGCCGCCGTAATCGAGCGCGTACGCATCGAGCGCCGTCATGCAGTCCCGCGCGTCAAGCGCCGCGATGGCGCGGCGCGCCAGCGCAAACAGCTCCTCGTCCATCGGGCCGCGGAACATCCTGCGCGCCCGTCCGATGAAAACAGCCAACTCCGTCGAGTCCATTCGCGTCTCCGTTCTCGCGACTCCGTGCCGCGTTCAGCGGACACTATACCGCTTCGCAAGTCGCGCGTCCAACAGAGCGCCCGTCAACGTCGCGCCGTCTGGCCGGCTGATCTCCGCGAGCATCCGCCCGTACTTGTCGTCCTTGGTCGTGCGCGCGACCAGATCCCCGTCCGAAGCCTCGAAGGTCGAGGACCAGGTCCAGCGTGTCGCCGTCGACGACCTTCACGACCTGAGAGACTGCATATTCAAACATATTCTCCTCCTCCTCCTGCACGGGTTGCATCCGTATCGGATCGACCCTTCGCGCGCGCGCGCGCGTCGTGCAAATCACGGTTAGGACAACCGAGCCAACTCACGCCACCCGTTCAGGAGGAGAAGAAGAGGTTTGATATGGAGGGGAGTACCGAACCAGCAAGCGCGTAGTTGGAACGCAGGGCTCAGGTGGGGGGATTCTAAAGGGGGGAGGGGATGGTTCGTCAAGCGGAAAAATCCTCCGATTCCGAAAAAGAACGCGACCCCGCGTTTCCGCAGGGCCGCGCCTCCGACGCAGGGAACATCCCTGCTCAGTACCGATCGGCTGCGCGCAGGAGCAGCACTAGCCGGATGGCCCGCGCCACCAGATCAAACCGCGTCTGCTGGTCCGCGAGTTCCCACGCCAGCTCCCGCCGCTCGACGATCCCGACCGAGCAGGACAACCGCTCACCGATCGCCTCGCGCGTCGGCCGCAGGTGGCCTGGCATGAGGTCCAAGACGATCCCGACGAGCGCCGCCTGGCGGAACGCGCCGACGCTCGCGTCCCTCGAGACGATGCGCGCCGCGTCGACGGCTTCCCCCAGGCTGACGGCGCGGAACACCCCCGCGTCGTCAGCCGCGATGCCGACCTGCCAGCGGACGGCCGCTGACCCTGCCTCATGGTCGCGGTTCATGAACGGCCCTCCGCGATGATCTCGCGCGCGATCCTCTTCCCACCGACGACCTCGATACGGACAAGGCTCGAGATGCGGAACGCGATGTTCGCTTCCAGCTGCGAGGCAAGCCGCGAATCCGTGACCGCGATCGGCTGCGGGCAGTTCGGGCAGTCGAGCCGCCAGACCGTGCCGCCCTTCTTGCCGGCGACCTGCGCGACCGCGCAGTCGGGCGGAATCCAGACCTGATCCTCTGCCGTGACCTCAGGGGCGGCCGCAGCCGCCGCTACGGGCGTAGGCGACAGCAGGCTGTCTAGATCCGCCTTCGGCTCCGCGGGGCTCTGGGGAGCCTCCACGGGCGCGGGAAGGGCCGCCGCGGCCTTGGGCGCGGGCGCGGCCTCGGAAGCCGTCTCGGCCTGGGCCATCTCCTCGGCCGTGTAGAGGCCGCTGAGTTCCGCGGGAAACGCTTTCCTCAACGCCAGCGCTTCGGCGCACTTGGCGAGCATCAGCGACGGCATCTTCGACCACATGGGAAGCGGCTGGCCCGTCTTGTTGTTCCGCGGGCAATACTCCCGCCAGAGCGCCGTCGCGTAGAGCGGCTCCGCGAAGCCGCGACGGTAGCAGCCGACCCGCGCCGCCGCCGGCGGCTCGTCCGACAGCCAGATGTCCCGCCACACGCCGTCCGCGGCGCACCAGGTGACGGCCGTCTGCCCCGCGTATTCGCCCGACCGCTGCGCGACGAGCCGCGCGCCGTCGATCGAAACCTGAGGCTGACGGACCTCCATCCCGAGCTTCGCGTCCCAGCGCGGGACGAGGTAAATCTGGCGGGCGAACGGGTCGAGCCCCGTGCGGTCGCAGATGGCAACGAACAGAGCGAGTTCGTCGCGCGATGCGCCCTTGGCGATTGTGCGGGTCAGAAGGTCGACCCGCTCAGGCGACAGGCTCTGCCGTGCGAGTTCGGTAGTCATCGCGCCCCCTTGTCGTCGAAGAGCGGCCAGAAAGCCGCGGCGAGAATGAAGGCGACGAAAGCGATCGTCACTACGATGTCCATTGTGTCTCCTAGTTCTGCGGCTCCGTGCCGCGTTCCGTAAATGGTAATCGGTATTCCGCCCGTGCGCCTACAGGAAAATCCGAAAAATCTCCACCCGAGCCTCAAATCCCGCAGGGTGAGGGCGTTTCTTCTGCGGACGAGGGCCGCCGTTCGGCGCACGGACGCGCCGTTCGGCGGTTCCCGCAGGCCGGCAGAGCGCGCGGAACTTGAGCGCCACGACCTCGACCTGCTTGACCTGCTGACGCTCGCGCTCGACACGGCCGAGGACCACGACCTGCAGATCCTCATCAGCTACGCGCGGACGAGCCTTATCCTCTCGCTCACGCGATGAGGGTGTCCGCGATCGTCTCGCCGCCAAGGTAGTTCTGCGGCAGCGACAGACCCTTCCCGTACATATCGAAGAGCCGGTCAAAGGCGCGGACGAACGCGCCCTCGTTGTTGTTGGAGAACTTCCGCAGCAGGCGGTCTTCCACGATGTAGTTCGTTGAGCCAGCGATGATCGAAAGCGCTTGACCGCCTGGCGCAATGGGCTTCATCTCGCAGACGACGACCTCGTCGATGTAGACGGCCGCGGTCCCGATTCCCGTCGTCGCCTCGACCACGATGTAGGACGCAGCCGGCAGAACCTTGGGAGAGCGGATGGTCGTCGAGTAGAGCGCCCAGCTCGTCGTGAGGTCGCTTGCCACCGTCAGCGCCCTGGTCATGCTGCCGACGACGTTGTTGGACGCGTCCTTGATTGAGACGCGGATAGCGCCCGTCGCGCTCGCGTCCTTCTTCGCAGCGAACACGATCGCGTATGGCCGATCGGGCTGGATCGTGCCGAGCGATCCGCTTGGGCTTCCGAGCTGCTGACGGATGCGCCAAGTGGTCGAGGTCGCTGGAGCCTTGAGGCATGACGCGCCGCGGTAGAACGTTCCCGTCTCCGCAAGGAAGTCGGTTCCAGCCGTGCCGGTGACGACCGACCATTGGTCGGGAACGTTGCTCGTCCAGTCCTCAAGATCCGTGTTCGTCCCGATGTTCGCGTACTGCGTGCCGTAGTCGATGCCGGCCGTAGCACTCGCAAGCGTCATCTGCGCGCCCGATCCCGCGGGGAATCGCCAGTCAAGCCCGCCATAAGCGGCCGTTCCCGTGATGCGGAACAGCTCCGAGCCAGCCGTCAGCGCGCCGTCCTGAGCGTCCTGGATGCATTGCGCGACGAGGAGGTCGGTACGGATGTTGGGCCAGTCGTTCGTCGAGCCGAGCAAGACGTTCGGCGCTTCGTTGAGGAACAGCATCGTTCCGTTGCCCGTGCCGCTTGTACCAAGCACGCCGCCGGCTACCGTCGTTCCCTCGACCGAGTTGGAGGTCGCGTCCATGTCGCGGATCAGGTAGACGAGCGCGTCCTCGATGGCCTTCGTTCGCATCGTGCGGCTGCTGCTCGTCTGCGCGTCGACCCAGAGCATTTCCACCAATGTCTTGACCGCGGCGGCCTGTACGTCGAGCAGGATGTTCCCTGCCTCCATCTGTCGCATCTCGAGGTTCCCCGAGAGTTGGTCGATCATGTAGCGGTCTGCTGCGCTGTACTCGCCCTGCACGTTGTCGAACAGCGTCTTGAGGTTGTTCTGATGCGTGCGGATCGCGTCCATCATGTAGATGAGCGCGCCGAGGCGGGTGAACAGACCGTTGGTTCCCGTGTAGGTGATCGCCATTTCTAGCCCTTCTTCCGTTCATCGGTGAACGGCATGGCCGCATTCAGCGCGGCGCGTCTCTCCTGGCATCCGCAGTCGCCGCCGGCGACCGCCTCGATGACCTGCCCGATGCCGACCGCGTGGAGCGCGGAATGTACGACATCCCCCATGCCTCGCGCGCGACCGCGGTAGCGGGCGCACTCCGCGCACTTCGCGTCGTCTGTCGCGCCAAGGATCGCGGCGTGGCTGCACCGATCGCCCTGGCGGAAGACGCATTCAGCTGATGGCGGTGATCTGGAAGGCAGAAACCATTTCCTCGCTAAATGTGCGCGCGACGATGCCGTCCTCGTTGTACGGCGGGAAGTTGAACGACGAGCCGCATTGCAACGGCGGGTTCTGACCAAAGCACGAATGGGTATCGAAGATGTTCTCTGGACACATTTCGACGGCGTGGCCCATGTCGGGATACGGCCGCGTCGTCCCGTTGCCGCTTGAGTCTGAGCAGATACCGAAGGACTTTTCCTGGTTCGTGCAGTTTTTGTTTCCCGTTCCCCACCAGACCGGCTGGCGAGCTGGAACGAGTCCGCATCCATTGAAACCGTCGCAAGGCGATCCGAATCCGCTGATGGCGTAATCCTTGAACTGAAACGCATTCATGCAGCCAGGTCGCGTAGCGACTACCGACACGAACCGCGGTGCGGTGCTGTTGAATGCCACGCTGCCCTGCACAGAACCGTTCTCGCGGTAATAGGTGTCATTCCATTGAAACGGGCCGCCTTGTATCAATCGGAATCCAGAATAGATGTTTGAACCTGCTACGCATTGAAAGCAGAAAGGACGGGTTTGCAAGAAATTGCCAGCACCATTAAACACGTCGTTTGTCAGCGGCGCGTCGACGATCGGCACGGCCACGCGCTTCTCTGCCAGGTATCCCGAACGACATGGGTAGCATGGCTGGCTGCCGAACGAATCGCCGTGAAACGCGTACCGCTCCGATGCCGCGTTCCAGCTGTAGGTTCCCGACTCGACGACCATGTAGGCGCTTGGCCCGCTGCCGACTCGGACGAAGGTCGCGTCAGCGGAGAAGGCCCATTCGCCGCCGCCTCGCTTCAGCGCAAACCATCGCTCGGTGATTCGGAATACGAACGACAGCGACACCGACACGCGGTTCGGAAGGCAAGCGTTCCATTGCGGGCAGTTGATAGCGCCTCCACAGCAGCACTTGCCCGCAAACTCAAACATCCTGTTCGACCCCGTAGACCGTCGCAGCGATATGCGAAGCCGTGCTTCCCCGCGCGATCAGCTTTTCGCCTGCGCCCATATGCACGGCGAACTCCGCGACCGTCGTCGTATAGGCCGCGCAGTCGAGTTCGTAGAACAGCGCGTTCGAAGTTCCTGCCGACTCGCCTGGGATGACATGGAACACGCGGAGCGTGACCTTGCTCGAGTGCGTGTTGCAGAACACCATCGTCTCGACTTCCGCGATGCGGCCGCTCGGACACTCGTAGACGAGCGCGTCGGTCGCCGGCAGGACGCGCGCGGCAAGCCGCCGGCGCGGGCGCATCCGCCTGTAGTCGGTGTTCGTCGTCGTCTCGCTCATGGGCAAGTCACCTCGTAGCCGTTCGGAACGCAGAAGTTCCAGAAGCCGTTCCCGTCCTGCGTTGCTAGCACGATTACGTCGTTTCTGATCGGCTGGCGGATGTAGGTTCCCGGCGGCAGCTTCGCGCCTACGCCATACGTCGGGGCCGCGTCAAGCACGTTCTCCGCGCCGTTGTACGCGAGAAACTGGCCGCCGTCGTTCGCGTAGGTGATCGGATTCGTACTGCTCAACTTGACCGGCTGGAGCGTGTAGTTCCACCGCTGATTCGCCGTCGCCACCGTGTTTGCGATGATCTTCGCCATGCGCCCGCCGTTGCCGCCTCCCTGCATGGGATGGAAGACGAGGCGGCTCTTGTCGTCGTAGAGCGGGAACACCATCAAGATGTCGTTGGTGTTGAATCCCGTGCCGATGAGCGGGTATCCCCATTGGTCGCCCTCGCGCTGCGAGGTACGCCCGCCAGCCACGGGAACAGCATTTCCGATGGCGCGGCTCTCGGGATAGGTATGCTCCGTAAAGCTCCACTCGTTGAACGTGCCGCTCTTGAGCGTCCCGACCTTGGCGAGGAACGGAGGCTGGTTGACGAGGCTACCTAGGCCGACGCGCGCGCTCGGCTGCTCGAGCGCTTCGATGCGGTCCATGATCTCGTTCAGCAGGCTGAACGTGAGGTTGCCCGTACGGCCGCTGGTGAAACGCGTGAACGCCATAGGTCAGTCGCTGAGGATGTAGTACTGAAGGTCGACCGCCGCCGTGTTCGCCAGCGCGTACGGCGCGTTCGTGCCGAGACGCAGGATGCACGACTCGCCTGCCTTGAGCTTGACGAACGGATAGAACGTCGAGGAGACAAACACGCCGACCTCGACGTAGTTGGCCGTTGAGGTGTTGCGGAAGAACGCCCAGCCGGCGGTTCCCGTGTCTCCGACCGCGACGGCTTCCGCGGGGGCGACCGCGGTCGTACCGATGTTCTGGATACCGCCGCATCCGCGCTTGCCGGTCATGGTGATCGACTGCGTTCCTGGCTCCTCCTTGTGGACGAGGAAGCCGTTCTCAACGAGAAGACGGAGGTTGATCGTGATTTCGTTCGCCATCAGAAGTTCTCGGAGATCAGGTTGAAGTTCGTCGTCGTCGGGTAGGGCTGGATCCAGCGGACGGAAACCGCGCGCGGATACGTCTGCGTCGGGTCGACCTCTGGCTGGCGCTGCGAGTTGAGCCGCGGCTGCTGGGCCATATGGTAGAACTGATCGTAAAGGAACCGATGCGTGAGGCTGAACGCCGTGAGCGTCACGCGTCGCGCGCTCGCGCCTTCATAGAGCAGCGTTCCCGTAGCCGCGCCGAAGAACGGAGAGGAGTTGCGCGTGCCGACCGCGCTGCGCGCTCGAGCCGTTGCGGCCTGTACGTCGGAGACAGCAATCGTTTCTTCGATGACGAGCCGATGCTGCTGCACGAGGACAGACATAGGCACGCCAGCCGCGTCGATCGGCGTTCCGGCACAGTCTGCCGTCGCGTTCGGCGCGCCTCCGAAGAGAGATAGGTTCGGCTGCGTCCTGTAGAAGTCCTTGAACTGCGCGCCGTATTCCATCGAGAGCTGGATGTATCCAGGCTCGGTCGGCAGGATCTCAGGCGGCGGCGTTCCGCCTCCTCCGCTCTGGTAGGTGAACTCCACCCGCCAGACGTTGTTGGAGTTGGCTATGACCTCGATCTCGTAGCTGACCGCGTAGACATCCGTTTCGCCTGGGAACAGGTCACCGATGTCGGGAAGGCCACCCGTACCGAATGCGATAGCAGACGGCTCCGAGATCGCCGTCGTGTCGTCGAAGACATGGAAGACGCGCGTTCCGCGGACGGATCCGCCACCCGTGCCGAGCCGCCGGCTCTCCTCTGATTCAAAGACGACGAGCGCCATTAGATCGGGCCTCCCTGCGTAGCGAGTTCATTCGCCTTGGATCGGAACGCGCCGAACGAGGTCTGCATCGTCCCCGTCTCCTGCGCGATCGCCATCCGCTGGTTCTCAAGTCCCTCGATCTGCTCCGCGGAGTCCTCGAGCGCCTTGCTGACATTCTTGGCCATCTCCTCTCCAACGGATTCCGCTAGCGAGTTCATCAGCTCGATCTCGTCGAGGATGTCGGCCTGCGCCTGCGCGGCGGCCTTGTCGTCGGCTTCCTTGCGCTTGGCGACCTCGTCGTCGAAGCGCTTCTGGTAGGCGGCTGCTTCCTTCTCCGACGCGGTTCGGCGCGTGCGCTCGATGGACGCGGCTTCTAGCTTGGCGAGTTCGCGGATCGCCGCTTCCTCTGCCTTGAACCGCTCGCGCGCTTCCTTCTGGTTCTGCCGGTCGCCAAGTTCGGCAAGCTCGCGCTCCTGCGCCGCGCGCATCGCGGCCAGGTCGCCTTCCAGCTTCTCCGCGGCGGCGCGCTTTTTCGCCTCTGCCTCGCGGTTGATCGCCTCGACGACGTTGCCTTCGGCGCGAAGCCTGTCGATCTCGTCACGCTCGCGCGCGGATGTCAGGTTCGCCTGCAGCTGCTCAGGACGGTCCAGCCGCTCGCCAAGGAACTTCAGCCGAAGCTTCTGCGCTCGCTGCTCGGCCTCCATGTCCAGCTCTGCAAGCGCCTTGCCAGCCTCGTCGCTGATGATGTCGCCAATCGACTTTCCGATCCCGTAGAAGATGCCGACGACGGGAATCCGCTCGAGCGCCTGGGTGATGCCCTCTGCCCATGTTCCGCCGTCCGCGACGGTGCGAAGCACGCCGTTGAGGGCGTTGGCGATCGACAGCGCGCCGGCCGCCTTGGTCAGCTTCATGCCCATGTCGTTCGCGGCCTGGTCGATGTATCTCCGCGCGTGACCTTCAAAGCCCTTGCCGAACTTGTCGCCGGCGGCATCGCCGTGCGCCTGCGACTTGGAGACGACATCAGCGAGCTGCCCATCGAGAGCAGCGTAGTTCGCAATCACCGAGATTTCGATTTCGCCGGCCTTCATCGCCTCGCGGCCTCCTCGACGTAGCGTCTATGCCACGGCCTCTCATCGACCGAGCCACCGTTCGCCGCTAGTGCGAGGTGGCGGTCGAACTCCGCGACCGTCATGTCGAGCGGGTTCCCGAGCCCTGGCGCGGATCGCGCAATGACATGAGCCTCTGCCAGCCAGTCGCGCGTCCATGCGCGCGCGGCCGGCGCGCTCAGTTTCCCGCGTTGTTCCCAGCGCGCGCCGCGACATCGACACCGAGGCATCGCGCCGCAAGCACGCCGACCTCGCCAGGCTCGAGCGCGCCGCCGATCGCCTCCGCGTCCTCCTTGCTCGATGCCATGCCGAGGACAAGCATCGCGCCCTCGAACGTGAACGCCGCGACCACGACCGCCGAAACGCGCTCGGCCTCGAGCGCGGCATCCGCGATCATCTCGGCAAGTTCCTTGCCGGTCAGACCCGCGGCCTTGCCAGCCTCGACGGCACGCGCGCGCGCCCGCTCGACGAGGATGTTGGAGAACTGAAGCCGCTGACGGACGGTCAAGGGCTTGAGCATCACCTGCCGCTCGTCGAGCGTCACAGGGAACGGGGCTGCTAGCTGCATTCGCGTATCCTCCGCATGAGTCTGTCGAAATGATCGTCCGCAGGAACCTCGACGGTAGCGTCGGAAGCCCTTCGGATCGTAGCGTCGAGAACGTCTTTCGCGGCGACTCCCGACAGGTGGATCGAGATACGCAGAACGTCTTCCTCTGGCATCGACCCAGGCGAAAAACGACGGCGCATCACACGCCCGTCCCGTAGGACCAGCGTCGACACCCAGTCGTCTCCATTCGGCGCGAATACGTCGAGCATCTCAGATCAACCAGGTCACCACGGGCGCGTTGCCGTCCGCGTTCTCGAAGTTGCAGGACAGCGTGGCCTCTCCGGCCTTGTCGCTGTTGAATGCGAAGTTGTTCATGACCACCTTCGACACAATCTTGGCCTCGTTGGTCGTCGACGCGGTCGAGCCGCCGAGCTTCAGCGTCAGCTCGACGACCTCGCTGGTGTTGTAGGTCCGCTGCTCGCTCTGGAAGAAGTTGGTGGTGACGGGCGTGGCGGTGTTGTCCAGGCCGAGGACCGCGTTGAGCGAGCCCGTGACATCGAGCATACCGAGGCGCTTGCGGCGGCCCGTGTCTCCGAACGCCGTCAGGTCGACCGAGTTGCGGGTGAGCGTCGCCGCGTACGACCGCACGCGGAAGATGGTCTGCGTGGTCGTGCCGGCCTTGAAGGTCGCGTCGCCGTCGTTTCCGATGAGGTAGTGGGTGACTGCCATTGCTTTCCTTTCACGCCGTGCGGAACGCGACGGCCCTGTAGTTGTCGGTCATCGTCCAAGCATCATCCTCGTATGAGGGCGTGCCTACCGCCGTGCGGATGAAGACGACGCGGTCGAAGCCAGTCGCCGCGAGCTGCGTGTCGAGCGCCGTCTTCAGCTGGCTGGACAGCGTGTGCATCGTCGTGCCGTCCGATGCCTTCTGGAAGAACTGGAACTCAAACTGCAGGTCGAACCGTTCGATACCGCCGAATAGTTGCGCCGTGTTTGCCGACGCAACGCGGTAGACGAGCAGCGGGAGCGCCACGTTCGCCGCCAGCTGGTCGAGCCCGATGCGGCCGCCGAGCGTCGTGTTGATCGTGGAAGCCGCCAGGCGGGTCGCCAGCGCGTCGAGGATGGCCTTCTGGCTCACTTGCCACCTCCTGCCGGCGACTGCGGCCCGAACCAACGTCGATACGCCACTCCGAAGATGCGGCCGACCTGCTTTCGGAATACGTCGACGGTCGGACGAAGGTACGGGCGCGCGCGCATCCGACGCGTTCCATACTCGAGCATCGGCGCGTACGTCACGCGGCTGCCGTAGTTCAGGATCGTCTTCGTGTCGGTCTGGTCGACGCGCGCGTAGCCATATTTCCATTGCCCGAGCTGGTCGGAGATGAACGACGCGCGCAGGCGGTTCGTGTTGACCGCCGGCGGGAAGCCTGCCGCGCTGGCACGGTGGAATCCCGCCGCGCGCAGGTTGCGAGCTCCGCGACCGCGTCCGCGCGACACGCGGTAGATGCGGCCCGTGCCTGGCTGCGAGAGCTTCGTGCGGACCAGACGGCCGAGAGCGAGGAACGAGACGTTCATGGCCTCTAGGTTCGCAGAGTCGAACGTGGCCTTGATCGCCTTCGGGTCGATGTTAACATTTGCTTTCGCCATCAGAGCGTCACCGTTGGCTCGACCTCGACGACATCGACGGCCGTCATGTTGAGATGGAGCGCCGCAAGGGTCCGTCCGATCTCGCCTGGATTGACCGCGCCCGTGACGCGCCATGCCGTCACGCTGCCCGATGTCCCGCTGTAGATTTCGTCCTCAATGCGGATATCCAGCGCGCCGTCGAAGTACGCGGTTCCCGTCGTGCGGCTCGATGCGCGGCCCTCAAAGACATCCTGCGTCTGTCCTGTCGGCTGCACGAATCCGCGCGCGGTGATCGCCGCGGACGAGAAGGTTCGTACGACCGTCCCGTCAGATGCCGTCGTGAGCGTCGGCCTGTAGACGTACAGGTCGATTCC